GCAATGTACAATGTCCAACACCAAAGAATCAATTTTGCATTGACGTAAATACGGAGTTACAACTATGGCAACAAGAGGCGGAGCTCGCCCCAACTCAGGTCGCAAGCCAGGCGCCAAGCTGCTGATGTCTGAGCTGTCTCAGGCTGAAGCCAAACTGGCTGGCATCCTGCCCCATGAATGGCTGCTGAAGGTGGTCCGTGGTGACCCCATTGAGCAGAGCTACACGGTTGACGTGGTCGACAAGAAGGGCCAAGTCATTGGTCAGGAAGTCATGACGAAGACCGTGTACCCTGATCTTCAGATGCGGCACGATGCTGCGAAAGCAGCTGCCCCGTACTACGCGCCACGCCTGGCCACTCAGGTCATCACGTTGCGAGGCCGTGAAGATGTGCTGAACCAGTTGACCGATGAGCAGCTGGATGAGGCCATCAAGGCCTTGGAGAAGCCCAAGAAGCTCAAGGGCGGTGACCATGACTAAGCAGGAGCGTGTCAAGTACCTGATGCTGCTGCAGGAAAAGACGCGGCGCGACGCAGAGAAGCGTCTGCACACCTTCCTCCAACACTACGCTTGGCCGGTCCTGCAGCCAGGCACCAAGTTCGTGGACAACTGGCACATCCACGCCATCTGTGAACACCTCGAGGCCGTGAGCCGAGGCCAGATCAAGCGCCTGGTCATCAACCTCCCCTTCCGGATGCTGAAGTCCACCATCATCAGCCAGGCCTTCCCCGCCTGGGAGTGGATTCAGCGGCCCCATCTGCAGTACCTCACTGCTTCCTACGCCAAGGACGTGGCCACACGCGACGCCGTGGACAGCCGCAAGATCATTGAGTCACAGATCTACCAGGACGCGTGGGGCGCCAAGTTCAAGATGACGTCTGACCAGAACGTGAAGACGCGCTACGAGAACGACGCCAAGGGCAGTCGTGTGGTGACGGCCACGGACGCAGCGGGCACGGGCTTCGGTGGCAACCGCATCATCATCGACGATCCGGTCTCGGCCGCTGAGGCAGACAGTGAGGTGGCTCGTGCTACCTCCATTGAGTGGTGGCGTGGCACGGCTGCGACCCGCTTGAACAACCCACAAGAAGACGCCATCGTGCTGGTCCACCAGCGCCTGCACCAAGAGGACTTGACTGGCTACGTGCTGGCTGAGGAGAAGGGGTGGGAGCATCTGGTGCTGCCCATGCGCTTCGACCCTGAGCTGCGCAAGACCACGATCCTGGGTTTCAAGGACCCACGCAAAGAGAAGGGCGAGCTGCTCAGCCCGCAGCGCTTGAACAACGACACCGTGACCGAGATGGAAGAGCGGCTGGGCAAGTACCACACGGACGCTCAGCTGCAACAGAACCCGTCCAGCCGCGAGGGCTCGATCTTCAAGCAGAAAGATTGGCGCTTCTACCACGTCCACCCCGACCAGCTGGTCAGCGACATGGACGAAATCATCTGGTCCTGGGACTGCGCGTTCAAGGGTGCCAGCACCAGCGACTACGTGGCAGGTCACTGCATCGGGCGCAAGGGCGCCAACAAGTATCTGCTGGCCCGCGTGTGCGAGCGCATGGGGTTCAGCGCCACGAAGGCACGCATCGAGAACGAGCAGGCACGACAACCCTTCACACGCAAGACCATCGCCGTGCTGATCGAGGACAAGGCCAACGGCCCTGCGATCTTGGATGCACTGGAAGAAGACGTGCCAGGTTTGACGCCCATCTCGCCTCAAGGCGGCAAGGTGGTGCGGCCCCACACTGCCTGGGTTCGAGTGGGTCAACGACTTCATGGACCTCTTCGCTAAGTTCCCGGGTGTCACGAACGACGATGACATCGATGCATGGACACAGGGCGTGAACTGGTTCCAAACACGCGAGAACTTCAAGCGTGCTTCTGCAGCTCCCGCCACTGGCGGCAACCGGGTCTACTGACATGCAACTCACAACAGCAGGCAAGTTCTGGATCGGCTACTTCGCGGTGGTCGTCCTTCTCATTTCAATCGGCATCTACTACTGGTAAGGAGCAACCAATGAAACTACCATTCCGCAACCTGTTCGCCAGGCCCTCCGCGCAGGGCACTGTGAGCGACGGCACTACACCTGGCGCACAGGTTGGTCTCTACGAGGAGGAGGCCACCACGCAATTGGTGCGCCTGCTGACCAAGTTCCCAGACCTGGACGAGGTCCTCAAGCAGGCAGGCATCCGGCGCGACAAGCTGCGCGTCCTGCTGTACGACGACGAGATCGCTCAGGCCTGCGAAACACGCCTAGATGCGCTACTGGCTGTGCCCATGCGTTTGGAACCATCTGAGGGCTCCTCGGCTGACTTGCTGAATGAGATTCTGAAGCCGGTCTTGCGCGACGCCATTGCTGGTGCCTGGCAGGCTCGGCTGTTCGGCTACTCGGTGCTCGAAGCTGTGTACTACCCACGTGAAGACGGCAAGGTTGGCCTCAAGTACCTGGGTGAAAAGCCCTTTGAATGGTTCGAGCCCAAGCCTGACAGCCGGCTCATGTACTTCCCTGATGACGGTTCGGGTGGCAGCACCGGCATCGAGGTCGACCAACGGTACAAGTTCTTCTTGACCCGTTCGCGCCCCACGTACCGCCAACCCTATGGTGAAGCCCTGCTCAGCCGGCTGTACTGGCCTTGGTTCTTCCGCACCAACGGCTGGAAGTTCTGGGCCAAGTTCCTCGAGCGCTTCGGTTCGCCCCTGCTGGTTGGCAAGAGCACTGACCCCAAGGAGATGGTCAAGGCTCTGCTGCTCGCCCACTCGCAGGCAGTGGTCGGGGTGGATCGTGAAGACAGCGTGGAGGCTGTGGGCGCAGCTGGCGGCAACAACGGCCAGGCGTTCGATGGCTTCGAGGCTGCACTGATCCGTCGCATCCAGAAGGTGGTGCTTGGCCAGACGCTGACGAGCGGCACGGACAACGGCTCGGGCAATCGTGCGTTGGGCCAGGTGCATGACGCCGTGCGCATGGACAAGCGTGACAGCGACGTGCAGTTGGTGCAAGACACCATGCAACGTGTGGTCGACGCCCTGTGCGAGTTGAACGGTCTCGAGAAACATGAGGTTGTCTTCGCGGACGAGACCGGGTTGGAAGCTGCGCGTGCCACGCGTGACAAAGACCTGTACGCGGTGGGGGTGCGCTTCGACAAGGGCTACTTCCAAGACAACTACGATTTGCGCGAGGAGGACTTCACGCTGAGCGGCGAAGCATCGGGCACGGGAACACCTCCTTCCCAGCCTGCTGATGGCGGAGCGGCTAATCCCGGGCAACCCGGTGATGCGCAGCCTGCTTCAAATCAGAATGACTCTGGTGCCAAGGCCGCTCAGACGCCTCCTCGTCTTTTTACACGCTTCGCACAAGGTGGCAAGCAGTTCACGGCACAGCAACAGGTCGTGGAAGGCGCCGCTGATGACTCACAGCAAGCTGCTGGCACGCCGCTGGGCAACGCTGTGAAGAAGGCCGTGCTCGCTGCCACCTCGCCTGAGGACCTTGAGGATCGGCTGTTCGCACTGATCGGCGACCAGGTCAGTCGTGAGGAGTTCCGCTTGGTCACTGAGCGCGCCCTGTACGCCGCCGACGTCTTGGGCTACGTGCACAGCGAAGGGAAGGTGTGACCATGGGCTTCGACTTCACGCAAGGCAAGGCCATGGTGGAAGCCGTGGAATACGCCGAGGCGCGTGGGGTCGTGCTGCCTGACATCTACTACGGTGCCCTGGTCGGCATCCAGAAGAGTCAGGCCACGACCATCTCAGGCCTGGCGTCATTGGAGCAAATCAAGTTCGTCATCGACCTCGTGTCCGACGCCTTGAAGTCAGGCACCACGTTCAAGGACTTCCAGAAGCAGGTGAAGTCTGGGGCCACGAGCGTGGACCTGCCAGCCTATCGCTTGGACAACATCTTCCGCACCAACATGCAGGTCGCCTACAACCGCGGCAGGTATGAGCAGCAGAAGCGGGTGTCCAGCAGTAGGCCTTACCTGATGTACGACGCCATCAATGACAGTCGCACCAGGCCCAACCACCTGCTGATGGACAACACGATCCTCCACCGCGACGACCCATGGTGGAAGACCCACTACCCGCCCTGTGGGTACCGCTGCCGCTGCACCGTCATCTCATTGACGGAGGCCCAGGCGCAGAAACGTGGGGTCTCGGTGGTAGCACCTCAGGTGGATCCTGACGAAGGTTGGGACTTCAACCCGGGCGAAGACTACCAGACG